CCACAGATTGTGTGGAAGATTTTTTGCCGGCAAGAATAATGTCACCAAACGCTAACAAGTCAATGACGGGGTCAAAGTAGTTTGACGCCGCATAGTTGTCGTCAGAGGTATAGCACCACACTTTAGATTTTCCACCAAAGTTATCTTTAACAATGGTTAAACCAGATTTCGCAAATGCCATAATTTACCTCCTTACGATGTATAACATTCAATGCTTACGATACCAGTCGGGTCAATCTCGCCCGCACCAGCAGAGTAATAAGATTGAACCAAGTCAGCACCTAATTTAGCATCCCAGTCTGTGCGGGTCTGAACATTCAAAACTTCGCCCAAACCGATAGCATCGTGATGCCACAAGAAGTTCTTGCGTTTGCTGGAAGAAATCGGCAGACCGCCTTCAGGGCGTTCACCAATCCAGACAAACTTGCCAATACCCAAGAAACCGTCAAAGTTGCCAGTTTCCAACGGGCGAGAAGAAACATAGTCAGCAGATGTGGCTTTGATTTCATCCAACAACGCTTGTTTTTCTTCATAAGAGCCCAAGAACGTGCATTGACCCAAGTCAATCTCGTCTTTTTCCATGAATTCCACAGCGGATTTCAATTTAGCCAAGGTCAGGCTAGCGGTGCTACCTTCAGTAATGGCTTTGGTCGTTGTGGAAGCAGCCAACGCATTGATAATCATCTGGTCGCTGTCACGGCCCATAGCCATCGCTTGAGCACGGGCGGCTTCTTGACGGTCATCGTAGTTGACTTGCAAGTTTTCGAATTTATCCACAGCGGACACAACACGACGGTCGTTAGCAATAACGGTCGCTTGACGTTGTGTAGCGTTTTGGATTAAAGCATCCTGTCCAGGAACGTGCTCTTCGGCTTGTAATGTTCCATACACAGGGAATTTGAAGGTTTTAGCGTTGCCAGTTTTCTTACGAACTGTTCCATCTAACGTAAAACCCTCGGACTGATAGATATGTTTGACTTCGGAGTCAAATATCGTAATCAGGTTGTTTGACAATTGAGTTGCCATAGTAGTTTTACTCCTAGTTTTAGTTTATAATAATACGCCCCGATTTGATAACGGGACACTCTTTGGCGACCAGTTATCCCATCGGGGGCTGTTCTAGACTTTCTTTAAGCCTTAAAGCAATCGTATTATTAAGGGGCTAACGCTTGTCCTTATAACTTGATGGCTATATTGTAAAGAACATTTTTTTACTTGTCAACATTATTTTTTAGATGCGGCTAATTGCATCAATCTCATATAATGTTCTTGCTGTTCTGGTGTATAGCCAATCGTTCTTGCGTGCTCTTTCTGATACTGGAAAGCCTCATCAGCATAATCTCTTGCAGATTTTTCAGCATCGGCTGTGCTTTGCACCGTCATTTCGGGGATAGACACGTTAGCACCACGAGCCTTTTTAATCAGATGGTCCATATATTGAGCATCTTCGGCCGTGCGAACCTTACTGGACAGCCAATCAATACCATCTTGGTCCAGATTTTTCTCGGCAAAGGTGACTAAACCCTGCACGATAGGTCCATTGACCCCACCAATCTTATTCATTTCCTCATCAAAGTCCACGCCTTCCTGTTCTTGAATCTTCATTCTGGCGTATTGGTTGATAAGTTTATTAGCCTTTTCTTGTGATAAGTTCAATTCTTTCATCAACGGAACAAATGTTTGATAGTCTTTTGAGTTCTCGTCAATAGAAAACTTGTCTTTCACATCTTCGTCAAGAACAAACTCGTATTTTTCGGGTGCGGGCTTGTTCTCTTGCTTTGCTTTGGTAAATTCTTTTTGAAGTTCACGATAAGCAGCCAACCCGCTTTTCGCATCTACAAACTTCCCAAAGATTTTGCCGTTTTCGTGACGGAATTCATCTAATCCGTCGTCGTATGTTTGCTGTTGCTGACTAGAAGCAGCAACATCGGTTTGTGTTTCTGCCCCATCAACTGCCGTTGTTTCGGTTATAGTTTCTGTGGTATCACTCATTACTTTCTCCAATCTTGATTATTTGTTTTAATACAGAGAGTTCCCCCTCTTTTCGGTTTTCAAGCATAGCAAATAACATACCGTCAGTTGCGTTTGCAGGATAATTGTCGGAATTGACAATTATTTCTTTGAGGTCCTGAAGAAAAGACTTGCCCACTTCAGTCCTTAACATAGTTTTGAGTTTAAGCCGCTGGTCCTTGTTGAACACTACCATCTGCGCCTCCCATTTGTTGCATAGCCATCGCTTGTGCTTGCTCTTTCATTTGGTTGATTTCATCAACTGTTTTAATGTTGTTCAAATCAATACCCATCTTTGTCGCTAAACTCGGCAATACCTCCACATTCATAATAGCAGCAGCCACTTGTGGGCCAAAGATACCATTGACAACTTCCATAAACTTGATAAGTTTGTTCACATCTTCTGTGTTTTGTGTGATAGACAACGGAGAAGCATAATCAACCGCTATCTGTTCTTCATTTACACGGAAGTCTTTAATGTCAATCTTGCCCAAACTGTCTAAAATCAGCAGGCCGTTCTGAATAATCGGCTTGATAAACTCACTTTCCAGACGGCCAAAGGGCGCACCCACCTCATCAGCATACTGTTTCTGCCGATATTCAATCTCTGTTGCTGTCTTAACCGCTTGGTCCACAGGTCCTAACGGGTTAGCAAACATAATATTGGAAATGCTTTGGCGTAAATCGTTGATAACCATATCTCCAACATTGAAGTTCGTTCCTGTTTGCAAGGCTTGCAGGGTTGCGGCACGACTTGAGCCACCATTTGATGTCACTTGGATAATTGCACCAGGCTTGATGGAGATGTTTTCGGGGTTTAACACGCCATCATCTTCACAAGTCCAGACGCCGGCCACCGCAATAGACGCATTTTTCAAGATAAGTTCTTTTGTTTTGTTCAAAGACTTTGCATCGGGTAGAGCAAACAGCACAGGACCGCGACCATACACCTCACCAGGCATTACTGACCAGCGGAACACGATAAATGGGTTATAACGCAACGTTCTTTCCACAACGGTTGCCTTATCTTTTGCACAGACAACGTAGTATTTCCATTGATTTTTCTCTTGCATAACCGCTTCAATAAAATCTTCTTCCTTTTCGTCTTGCAAAAGGTCTTTGGAAACGTGTGCATCGGGCCACACCTTCTCGGCATACATAGGAATAACCTTATGTTTGCGGAAAATGCTGTTATATTGTCCGTTGCCTACCTTTTCCAGATACAATTCCGACAAAGGAACGGTCTTAAAGCGGAACGGGGTAAGCACATCGCCTTCTTGCATCATCAAACAGGCCGTTCCGACAGCCAAATCATAAAACGACTCGGAAGCCTCAACGTCAAAGTTGGAATTTCTAATGGCAGAGAAGAAAACATCTGTAATTTTGTCAAGCACAGCCTGCAATTCATCACGATTTTCTTCAATAGACGAGCCAACTTTAAGTCTTAACCAGTTCTTTTGGGCGGGAACAAGACTTGTTTGCAGTTTAGACACGAATTTGTTCAACGAATCCAGGGGCGTTGAATCAAAAACTGTGTCCGCACCATCGTTGTTTTGCCCATCCGAGTTGCTATCTTTGAAGTTTTTAGAACGTTGCGGCATAAAATGTTCATAGGCAGAAGAATATAAGTTCTCCCAGTTCTGCCGATATGAAACACTCTTATTAAACCGCTTGATAATATCTTCTGCTTTCATTTTATCTCCTAACCCAATGTATTGCCACGACCAATAAGCATAGAAATGCCCGCATAATGCGGTCCAGCGCCGCCCAACCTTTCTGCTAACATTCGTTCTTTCTGTTTTCTGGCTTGAATATATTCAGCCATATTTGAATAGCCTGCCTGCTGTGCTGTGACGCCGCCCATTTGTTCTACTTGTTTCTGTTCAAGAGCCTGCTTCTCTGCTAATATTTCTTCATCCCTTTTAAGCGCAACTTTCAGCGCCTTATGGTCGTTTCTGGTCCCTGCCATCATTTCTATCTCCTAACCCAATGTAGAGCCACGACCAACCAACGAAGAAATACCTGTTGCTCTAGATTCTTCACGATTCGCCAGTTGCTGTGCTTTCCGCTTTCTTGCTGCGACCAGGTCCGCCATCGTATTATAACCATAGGCTTGTTGTGTATTTTGTTGAAGAACGGCTTGTTGATATTGTGCAAACCTCTCATCACCGACTTGCGTTGCCCTTCTTTCTCCCGTATATTCACTTGCCATAAGGCCACCCGCCATACCGCCAGTTGCAAAAGCCCCAGCAGCCATCAGACCTTCTTTACTTAATGGGTTCTTCGCAATAGTCTTTGCTCCAGATATAACCCTTTTTAGTGATTTCTTTAATTTCTTGCTCCATCCCATTGTTATCTCCTATCCTAAATCGCCATATTCTGAAGTTTCCACCAAAGAGCGAATACCGCGTCTTTGTTTTCCACGAAACTTCCTTGATTGTTCTTGTGCAATTTCTTCCGCTTCTGCTTGGGCAGCCTTTTCTTCTTTTTCAAGTTTGGCCTGTTGCTCGGCAGCAGCGGCTTCAGCCTTCTTTGCGGCCTGTTGCCCTGTTATTTGTCTTGTATATCCACCCATTTTGCGCCCCTTTTTAATAGATGCTTATAAAGTTGATACGGTGTTTGTGCCCTTGTTCTTAAGTTGCCAACGTTCTTACAAAAGTTCACGCACGTTGGAGCCCAATACCAAATGCCAAACCTTTTTTTGGTCGGTTTATTACCTTCCATTGTCAGAATAGAACATTTATTTAATTTTGTAAAGCGAAAAAAATCATCTTCTAATAAAAGGTTATTGAAAAAACCATCAAAACTATCTTCTAACACAAAGAAAACGTTGCCATATCGCACAGCAACAAAGACGTGTCTGAAGCCTTTCTTGAAGATATTCAGCCATTTTGTCTTGCCATCACAGAAACAGAAGTATAATTCCATTAAAACACCTTCCATTTCGTATTGGCTTGATATGTTCTCAATGGCGTTGTGTTCTGACCACGCACAATTTTGTATTCGCCACCACCCATCATCATATACTGCAGAGCATCGTGCGGGTGTGAATACTGATTTTTATCCGGCTCCATCGCCAATTTCGTTTCCCCAGAGTATGTCACCGTCTTATATTTATATCCACCATTGAACCCTTTTCGCAAGACATTACAACTCTTATCTAGGTTAAATGCAGGCTTGCCATCAACGAGTCGTTTTAAGGGTTCTCTGACACTTTCAAGACGTGGAACAATGTTATTTGTCGGTGCAGGTCGTGCTATCAGACCCTCACTTCTCAAAATCTGGAAAGATGTATCGGCATCACTATCTTTTCGGAACGCACCAGACGGGTCGCCAAAGATAAACACGTCATTTTTAGGACAAAATTCCAAAATTGTCGCCTTTAATAACTTTGCAAACTGACGAACCGACATATCATCTGTTATCAATTCCTTCAAAACGTTCCAAGATAACCGCTTATCTCGTTGACCGAATACTGCACAGGGGGTTAAACCAAAGTCAAGTCCGATATAGACGGGCAGATAAGGATTTAATTCCAAATTTTCTTTAACGTGCAGGTTATCGTTCCATTCGTGGACATAAACAGGTTGTCCGTCTTGAATAAACCCGTAGTGTCCGTGGACATAAACGTTTATCCATTCCTTATCTTTACCTGAAGCGATTCGTTCATAGTAGCCTCTGGGCAAATTCTCAATGTTTTCGGCTTCTGGTGACAGACCACTCGGCTGTTTCCAGAATTCCCATCTCATATTTTCTGGGAATTGGTCTTTTGGCACAAGAACACCGAACTCATTTCTTGTCCATTCGTCTTCTTCGGCGCATTTATACCACCAATGCGAATCGTCTGGCGGGTTGGTGTCCATAATAACGCCATACCAAGATGGGAATTGCTCTGCGGGCACATCATCGGGCTTATCTTTCTTACTGGGATAACGACCCACACGCATTGTTCCTGCGTCAATAATCTCTTTTAAGATTTCTCTGGCTTCGTTATACCAAATGCCCGTGCATTCCAAAGACAATAACTTCTTCACATCTTCAGGTCTGTCCAAAGCCAAGAATATCACCTCTAATTCTACGTCATTAAAGGTAATCTTATGGTTTATAGGTGGTTTAAGGTTCATCTTACCAAACACGTGTTCTGGAAACCAAGCGAGCCAGGTTTTAATGGTGGTAGTTTCCAACTGCGGTGTTGTATTACGGACAATCAGCCAACGACTTCTTCTTATACCGTCTTTGCAGGGTGTGGCAGTAATGGCCTTGTTGAATATTTCCATACAGCACATCACAGACTTACCGCTACCCACAGGCCCCATCACACCACGAACAAACGCTTTGCTGGCGTGGAACAGTTTGCCTATCTTACTAGCATTATAGTCTAGTGAATAACCGCTATTCGGAGTGGCCATCTATGACAACCCCCTTATCCTTATCAGAGATATTCAAATTGATTACAACGTTTGGTGTTTGTTTGCTTTCTTTACCGAACAGACCGGCAGCCCTTAAGTAATCCCCACTAAATCTGGACAGGGCATTAGCAAACTTTGCTTTTGTTTCTGGGTCAGACGAATCGTAATCTTGTTCTATTTTTTCCATCAAGGTTAGATGTTTAGCCGCTGCTTGCTCTTGTGTCAGACGCAACGCCTTAAACCGAGCATCATAGATAGCCTTACATTCCACCTTTATTTGTTCAACATTGAGAAATCTTTCAGCGGCTTGTTCGGGTTCTTTATAGCCCATATCCCTACAAGCCCTGACAGGATTGAGGTCTTTGGCAAATTCTTCCAAAAACTTCAATTCTTTAGGATTGAACAAATAGAAATCGCCTATAAAATCAACACCATTTTCTACGGTCTTGCCTATTTCATAGACGACAGTCACCTCATTTTTTGAGTTTTCTATTACCTGTTTTTGCTTTTTTGGCATTCAGTTCTTCCTTTGGTTGTTCTGTTTCCAGAGCCGCAGGTGCGACTTCCACTTTCACTTCTTCTTTAACTTCTTCTTTTTTAGGTTCTTCTTTTTTCACGGGTTGCGGCTTATAAGCACCGACAGCATTACGGAACATATCTTCCACCGATTCGCCCGATTCGTTTTTCAAGCCCTTATAGACGAAAATTCTCCCGCTATGCACTTCTTTAATAGAAATAAACTCCCCCGTTTCGGCCACCCAATCTACATAAAAATCAAGCCCCAAAAGGTTGGTTCTCTTAAACATTCTCGTAATATTCATAATTTTTTCTCCTTTTTACTTGACAGGGTAGCGATACTCTGCTACCCTATCAGTATCATTAAACAACTACACATTGTAGGTTGGTTTTGTGAGATTGTCAAGAACAATTTGAAAATGTGTGAAAAAGTAGTAGCACTTCCTACAAAATGTTTAATGTATCACAAGAAATCTCTGATAGGGTGCAATATCCCCACTCTCCAAGGTAGATAGTATTGCCTTGCAAGAGAGTGAAGTGTGGACCTCCACGACCGCCAGTGTTCCTAAAGAACAATTTCCAGTAGCGAATAGCATTACAGGCTGACCAGATGCTTAATCCAAAAGATTATAACTACTATACTATTATTACAAACAAATTCCTCATAGGGATTTCTATACCCTAAACGCTACATCTCCACAATCGCTAGATTGTGTTATTTACCCTCTTGACACATATTCCCAATTCTGCTATTATGCTCTCACCGATGGGGCCCGTCACGAGCAGAATTTTCTAGATGGAATAGATAACGCTAATGAAACGGCGCACTTTCGGGGGGTGGGTTCACCAAACGCCCCATCCCATACTGGTATTATAGGTATTACTACTACGCGCGTGTATGTATGACACAAACAAACATAAAACAGATAAAACAATCACATCACAAAAACAATTTTCTTATAATGTTCTGTGATAAACAGGGGACAATAAGAAAAGCGCTTATAAATAGCAAGGACCAAAAAAACGCCTTGCGGTTGGGATTGATTCGGTTGTGCCGATTGTGTCCCGAAGTGGATATAACGCGCGCGCGTGTAGCAGGTGTTTATCCGGCAGAGGTTAGGACAATCAAAAAACGAATCGTGTAGAGGTATTGAAAAACCGCCAACGAATCGCAAAACGAATCGGTGTGGATGCGCAAGCGAATCGATTCGGTGGTGATTCGGGTATAAAAAAAGATAAAAAAAGTTTTATTCGGTGGAAGTTATATTATTTATTATATAAATAATATAAAAAAATTCTTGACATAATAATTCACTATGCTATAATGTTAGGCAGAAAGTCGGGCAGGGTGTCCGATTGAAAACTTGAAAAGGAAAAAGAAAATGATAGATAAAAAAACATTTTTGAAAAAGTTTTATAGTTTTTATTCATATTTGTATGATAACGCGGATGTTGAACGGGCGTTATATGGGAACGTTGCCGAATTTGATACACAAATGAAAACAAGCGACGCATTCCGCGCTTTTGTAAGAGACGTGGTGGCAGAACGTGGCGACTTCTTTTCAAGCGATAGGGAGGTTATCGCATTTATGGGAGTTTTCAAAAATATGAAAACCGCCTAACTTGAACGGGGGCGCAAGCCCCCACCACAAAAACAAAAAAAATAATCTTGAAAGGAAAAAATACAATGAGAACACTTCTAAACCTCACACTTTGCTTGCTCTTGGCTTGCTTGTTTGTCTTGTATGCTATCACACCGGACAAAAAGCCCAACGGGGAATACTACACACTCGCCGAGATTATCACCGGCGCAGATTTTGAGAAATGAAAGGAACAGAAAATTATGAAAAGATACAAAATTATAGACCTTCAATTTGAATATGGTGGTGGGTGGTGGTCTTGGACTGAAAAGACGCCACAAACAAAAAAACAAATACTGACTATGTTTAGAGGCTATGCGGAGGATGAAGGTATTACCTTACCGAAAGGAAAGGACTATAACTTTGACTTCATACAGGACTTGTGGGAATGTGAGATTGTGGAAGTGAAAAATAACTATTGACAGGCAAAACGAATCGTGTTAGTGTCTATCTGTTAGCACGATTCGTGCCTACAAAATGAAAGGGAAAACGAAAGTGATAGTAAAGGAAACAAACTCCCAACTTATCAAGCAGATACTGGAACTATGTGAAGCGTATGATATGCCACACGAGATAGTTGCGCTTGTCAAAAATAAATGTTGGAAACTAACTAAAAACGAATATGAAAGTGAAGGTAATTATGAGCAAATACAAACAAGCAACATTTCAACCAACGATTAGACCATCTTGGGCGGGCACACTCCCCTACATTGACGACAAAGAAAAAGCCGATATTCTTATGGCTATTATCAACTTTCCAAACGACATCAACATTGAAAGTGTTTTTTGGGAACAGACAATAAAGCCCGACCTTCAACTCCAGTATGAAAAGTTTTTATCTACTTGCCAAGCAAGAAGCCAAGTTGCTAGAACCTACTGGGGAGAACAAAAGGATAACAATTGTATAACAATTGATAA